TGCTGTGGGTTCTGCTACTATCTTGCAGAACTTTGAGTCTAGCAAAGAGGGTGGCTACTCTAAGATCAAAGGCTTTGCTAAGTTCAGCACTACAGCTGTAGCTGGATCTGGCCCTATACTAGCGCTCAAAGTGATAAGCTCTGGGCGTATTGTTGTAGCTAGAAAGAATGCTTCTAACGTAACAGAGTACTACTACGGTACAGGTACTACGTGGACATCCATGGGTGCTAGACCTTTGCTTGGTGGTAAGGCTAAGCATGTTCTATATAACCTAGATGGTAACGATAAGGTACTCTTTGTAGACGGTAATAATTACCCTGCTACGTACAACACATCAGGCAATACTCTCACAGCTATTACAGGTAGCACAGACGTACTAGGTGCAGAGAATGTAGCAGTGTTTAAGGATACAGCATTCTACGCTAAGGGTAACAACCTATACTTTACTGCACCCTTTACTGTAGATGACTTTAGTGCAGCTAATGGCGCTGGATCTATCAACGTAGCTAATGAGATAACAGGTCTAGCTGTCTTCCGTGACCAGCTTATTGTCTTTACTACTGACAGCATTAAACGCATAACAGGTAACACTGCAGCAGACTTTCAGGTATCACCTATTACAGACCGTATTGGCTGTGTTAATGGTGACACTATTCAGGAAGTTGGTGGTGACATTATGTACCTTGCTCCTGATGGTATTCGCTTGCTGAGTGCTACGGATCGTATTGGTGACTTTGGTTTGGATATTGCTTCTGATCCTATAGCTAAGGATGCTACCACGTTCCTTGGCAGTACGCCTAACTTCTGTTCTGTACTTATGCGAGAGAAAGCTCAGTATCGTATCTTTGCTTACATTGAGTCAGAACAACATGAAGCAGCTAAAGGCTTAATCGCTACTAAGTTTGTGTCACAGGGTGCATCTGGTATTAGCTGGTCTACTACGTATGGTATAAAAGCTTTTGTAGCAGACAGTAGATACTCCGGTACAGCTGAGACTGTTGCCTTTGCTAACACAGATGGCTATGTGTATGAGTTAGATACAGGATCAAGCTTTGATGATTTACCTATTGAGGCTATATACGAGTCACCCTACATGCCTCTGTCTGATCCTCAGATGCGTAAGTCATTTTACAAGATGACACTATATGCAGAACCTACTGGCAGTATGTCTCTGGATCTTAATGTTAAGTATGACTTTGGCTCGACTACAAACACAGGCGTTATACAACCCGCTACACAGAGAGTAGAAAGTACGGGTACATCTGTATTCATATTTGGAGAGTCTAACTCTGTGTTTAACACCTCTACGTATGGCGGTGAGTTAGACAAGATCTACAGCACAAACATCATTGGCTCAGGCAAGACTATAGCCATTCGTATTGAAGACAACTCTACAAACCCTACATTCACTCTAGACACAGCCCTGCTAGAGTTTAGACAGAACGATAGACAGTAAGGACTAAAACATGGCAGGTTATACACGTCAGGATACAGCAAACAACATTGCTAACGGTAACGTTATTGATGCGGATGACTTTGATGCTGAGTACAATGCCATTGAGGCAGGGTTTAACGCATCTACTGGTCACGCTCATGACGGTACTGCAGGTGAAGGTGCTCCTATTACTAAGGTAGGCCCAGCGCAAGACCTTGTTGTTTCAGGTACATCCGTTACTCCTAAGACTACTAACACTCTGGACTTAGGCACAGCTGCTGCTCAATATAAGAATGCTTTCTTTGATGGCACAGTAGATACGGATGCTTTAACTGTATCAGCTAATGCTACAGTAGGCGGTAATCTTGATGTCACAGGTGTAATTACCGCTACAGGTGGTGTTACAGGTGACATTACGGGTAATATTACAGGTAACGTAACAGGTACAGTATCTGACGTATCTAACCATGACACAGATGACATTAGTGAAGGCTCAACTAACCAGTACTTTACTACTGCTCGTGCTAGATCTTCTGTGACAGCTACGGGTAGCCTTAGCTACAACTCAGGTACAGGCGTTATTAGTTTTACACAAGGTAATACAGACACTGTAGCAGAAGGCTCAACTAATCTATACTACACAGATGCACGTGCTACTGCAGCTGCTAAGGCTGCTATTAGTGTCACTGACGCTGGTGGTGACGGTAGCTTAACTTACTCTGCTGGTGCTATTACATACACTGGCCCTAGTGCAGCTGAAACACGTGCTCACTTTAGTGGTGGTACAGGCGTAAGCATTACAGATGGTGTTGTAGCTATAGGTCAGGCTGTAGGTACTACATCTAATGTTACGTTTAACAACACTGTAGTTAATGGCAACCTAACCGTAAACGGCACTACTACCACCGTAAACACTGAGACACTTAACCTTGCAGATAACCAGATTGTTCTCAACTCTAATGAGACAGGTACACCTACACAGAATGGTGGCATTGAGATTGAGCGCGGTACAGCTACTAACAAAACACTTGTGTGGAACGAAGCAGACGATAAGTGGACTGTAGGCAGTGAGACATTTGTAGCTGGTACATTTGAGGGTGCTTTATCAGGTGCGGTTACAGGTAATGCCACTACCGCCACTACACTACAAACAGCCCGTACTATCGGTGGGGTGTCCTTCAACGGCTCTTCTAACATTAACTTACCAGGTGTAAATACAGCAGGTAATCAGAACACCTCCGGTAATGCTGCTACAGCTACAGCACTAGCAACATCCAGAACCATATCTCTTACAGGTGATGTCTCTGGTAGTGCCTCTTTTAACGGCACAGCTAACGCAACTATTACAGCTACTATTGCTGATGACAGTCACAACCATGTTATCTCTAATGTTGATGGCTTGCAGACAGCACTAGATAGTAAGTATGTTGCATCCACTCAAGCCACAGCTACTTGGGAATCTGGTACTAGCACTACTGAAAGTCTCGTATCTCCAGCTAAAGTTAAGGCTGCTGTTGAAGCTAATCAGCCTACAAGTCTTGGTGCAGTTGGCACTTATGCTCTGCTGGTAAGATCCACTGGCGGCAGTACCATTTCGGAAGGAACAACTTACGCAGGAAGTGGGCTTAGATACACCGGATTTAGAGTAGGTATCGGTGCATTTTACGAAGCCTTCTGTGCTGGCGCAACAGGCGGGACTCCTAGTGGCACTTGGAGAGCCATGGGTACGTCAAATAACAACAGTGCTATCAACCCAGCAAACCTTTTCTTGAGGATTTCATAATGAGCATTACAATCATAGAAGTGCGCAATGCAAAGTCACTACAGTCCGACAACCTCCGTATGGACGTTGAGATCAACCATCCAGACTACGGGTGGATACCTTACACTGTAGACCCTTCAGACACTGATACCACAGTTGACAACGCTGCTATCCTAGCTTTGGTTGGCTCTAGCTTCACACCGTATGTGGCCCCTACCCAAGCCGAACTAGACGCAACAGTGGCAACGGCAATAAGAAACGAAAGAGACTCTAAATTACTCGCTGAAGTTGATCCCGTTGTGAGTAACCCACTTCGCTGGGCCTCTATGTCTGCAGAAATACAGGCATCTTGGGCTACGTATCGTCAGGCTCTGTTAGATATACCACAACAAGCTGGCTTCCCACGTACTGTATCTTGGCCTGTCGCACCTTCAGCATAAGGCAATTTATAATGACATCTATATCCTTGACACCAGACGAGCTAGAAGCTATGCTAGACAGGGCTGCAAGACGTGGAGCTAAGCAGGCTCTGTCAGCTATAGGTTTGCACGATGACAGTGCAGCCAAAGACATCAACGAAATGCGAGACCTATTAGAGGTGTGGCGTGATACACGTAAAGGTATCTGGACTACATTTGTAAAGGTAACAACAATCGCAATTATAACATTCATAGCTGGTGCAGTATGGATGCAGTTAGGGAATAAGTAATTATGGCTAAGAAGTTTGCAGGGTTTAAACAGGAAGCAATGGAGAAGAAGATTCTCCCTGCTCTAGGCTACACTGGACCTATGGATCAGAAGTCAGTTAACGCATTTCTTGCATCAAACCCTGGTGCTGCTGCTAAGATGGGGCGCTATACTCTTGCTGCACGTCAACGCATTGAGGGCGTTAAGGGTATGGCTTATGGTGGCATGGCTACTAAGAAAGGCTACGCAGAGGGTGGCATTACTGAGCGCCCTGAACCCCTAACAGCATATGACACTTCTACAGCAGATGTAATTGCTAAGCGTAACACTCTTAGTACAGCACAGCAAGCAGCCGCACAAAACCCTGAAGATGAAGCTCTTAAGAAGTCTATGGAAGCTGCACAAATAGAGCTTACACGCTCACAAGCTGCAGAATCACAGGCTCGTGCTAACCTAGCTGAACTTTCTAGGGGTGATGTTAAAACTGCAGAAGCTTTGCTAGATCCTGGCGCTATGGTTAAGACTGCAGATGTTGAGACAGTTACAGATGCAGAGAAAGCAGCAGGTACTATTGCTACTGATGCTGGTGACGCTGGTACAGCCACTACAGCTACAGGTACTACAGCTACAGCAGCGGATGCAGTAACTGGCCCAGCAGACATGACAGCTGCTACCTTTGATGCTACTGATGTGTCAGATGATGTTAAGTCTACCTTAGATAAGATCAGCGCAGCCACAGGTAAGCCTAGTGATGAAGCATTAGCAGATGCTGCTACTATGAAGCCTGGTGAACTTGCAGCACTAGGTCTTACAGTAGAACAAATTGCAGAGGCCCGTAAGGTTGTAGCACCTGCGCCTCGTAAGGTTGAAGCAGGAGAGATGATTGAAGGCTCTACTGTTGACATGGAACGTGTCAAGAAAGAGACTAACTTTGAAGCTGCTACAGGCGCTCCTTCTACAGATGCTACTGTACAAGGCCAGCTTACAGGTTTGATGATGCAGTTTGAGGGTAGTGAACCTCCTGCATGGGCTGCTGGTGCTATGAGGGCTGCAGCTGCACAGATGGCTGCACGTGGGTTGTCTGCTTCTTCTATGGCTGGTCAGGCTGCTATCCAAGCTGCTATGGAATCAGCAATGCCTATCGCTGTACAGGATGCACAGACATCTGCTACATTTGAGTTAGAGAACCTTAGCAATAAGCAACAGGCTGCTATGTTTGCTGCTGAGAAACGTGCTGAGTTTCTTAACCTAGAGTTCACACAGGAGTTCCAAACTCGTGTTAGTAACGCTGCTAAGATCAG